ACAGAAGCAGCAGACAAAAAGATAATTTGGTCGCGTGAAGCAATTCAAGTAATACGACCAAAGAAACTTAAAGAGCCTACTCTTGTCGCTGCTTCTATTTTATCTACCAATACTGGTGAGCATTACGATTTAATTATTAACGATGATGCTGTCGACTTCCAAAACTCTGACACAGAAGAGAAAGCCGACAAAATTAAAGATTGGGCGATGGACGCGTACAGTGTTCTTGACCCTCCAATGTTTGACCAGATTACACCCACATTCGGGGAGTGGGTAGGTAACTCAATGTATGTAATTGGTACACCCTACTACCCTTGGGATTACTACTCCTTCATTGAACAAAACACTAACGCACTTGGCTTTTGCACCTTCGAGGCAAACCTTTACATTAATGGTATAAACGGCGAAGACGGCTACACCTACCCCGAGAAGTTTAATGATGCTTATGTGACATCATTGATGGGTAGAATGTCGCGCAAGAAGTTTTCCGCACAATACCTTCTGCGCCACATTTCTGACGAGGATGTCATACTTGACGAAAGCCTCATCAATTATGTTTCACCTGCACAAGTACACTTTACGGGTGACGGTTTTGCAACTGTAAATATTGGTGGTGGTCTCCAGAAGAGGATACGACTCTACATGGTGGTAGACCCATCATCGGGTAAAACAAAAGGTGCAATCGACAACACCGCAATTGCTGTAGGTGGTCAAGATGAGGCGCTCAATTTGTATGTCTTACATTTGTACGCAAAGCGCACACTCACACACGAAACAATTAAACTGATTTATGAGCTATCAAGTAAGTATGGGTTGGTGGCTTGCTTTGTTCTTATACGCGGTGTGGGTGAACTTCTACCCCACGCGATAACGCGCGAACGTGCGACGTATAACAAAAACATTGTCGTTAAACCAGTGCACGAAACTGGTAACAAAAAGCTGCGCATCACAAATGCGTTACAGCCAATAATTAAACTTGGTAAACTCTATGCTACCTCATGGGTGCAACTGCACACACCATTTATAAAAGAGTTGCGCCAGCATCCAGAGGGTACACAAGATGACTGTCTTGATGTGGTCACTGGTTTGGTGACAATTTCTTCAGGCACTCGACAAGGTAAATCAAATAGTGATAAGCGATGCAGACATCTAAGAATAAACAAAAAGTACGGCGGCTCTCTGTAGACACCACCGAAGAGCGCGACAAAGTTTTGCAGTACATGGTGACGCGCCTTTCTTCTATGAAAGATTGTCGCACCACAATCGAAGAGACTTGGGTAGAGACCTACGCGCAATATATTGCGTCTAGCGAAGCACAAGGTGAGTTGCGCTCTAAGCAGTTGGAAACAGTTGGCAATGTTGGTACAGACTGGCGGCACAATATTGATGTGGGTAAGGCATTTGAGGTAGTAGAGACTATTCATGCCTACCTTCTTGGTGCGCTATTTCCTAATGAAAACTGGTTTGACGCAGTTCCGCGTATGCCAGCAGACATGGACGCTGTTCGTATTGTCAAGAAGTTCATGCGTGACGAACTCAAGGAATTAGAGTTCGAGATTGTCATGGACGACTTTGTGCGTCAGATGGTGATAACAGGTAACTCTTGTTTGTTCTTTCCTTGGGACGAAGATAATGACAGAGTTGACCTCGAAGTCATTAATGTATTCGACTGTTGGTTAGACGCAATAGGTAAAGACCCTATGAACTCTGACTTTGTGCGTCGAATGTATGTAAATCGCTCAGAGTTAGAGGAAAGAGCGCGTAGAGAGCAGTACGAATTAATTGACGAGCTTGATGTGGTGCACGTTATTGGTTTTCGCTCCTTTAACACGTTTGACAGAGTTAAATCTTTCCAAGGTTTAACCAAAACACAGATGGATAATGGCGACATTATTGAGGTGTACGAATATTGGGGTAGTGTAATTATAGACGGTGACGAATATAAGAACATGGTCATCACTTTTTGCACTGACAAGCTCTTAAGCGTCCAGCAAAATGAGTATTATTGCGGTGTACCAATGGTGTACTGCAATTACATACCGATGCTCGACACTGTGTATGGAATTGGTTCTTTGCAATCTTCGCTCGGTCTTATACATGTATTAAACATTCTGCAAAACCAGCGTTTAGATGGTATTGAGCTTGTCACCAACCCAATGTGGACAAAGAAGTCAACTTCTAACCTCACGTCAGAAGAATTGTTCGCCGAACCAGGAAAAGTGCTGGAAGTGGACGACCATGCTGACATTCAACCGATGACTCCTGCTCAATTTAACGTAAATATCTCGTATGAAGAGGCAGATAGAGCAGAAAGAGCCGTCGACAAGAACTGTGGAACTGGTCCGCTAGTGGGTGCAGGTGGTGGTAGAGCAGGTGAGCGCGTAACGGCGGCTGAAATTGCAGCAGTTCGTGAAGCTGGTGGTAACAGATTGAGCAGTGTACACCGCCGACTTGAGAAGCGCGGATTGACTGGCGCACTCAATAAGATTGTTAAAATTTACCAGCAGTATAAGAGTGAAGACTCTGTTGTTCGCTATGCTGGTGATAAAGCTGGCGAATTTAACTATGCTGAAATCTCACCATCAGACATCATGGATGTGCGTATTGACGCAAAAGGCTCTGACCATGTTATTGAGAAGCGCAAAGCACTCCAAGACCTTTATGATTTTCTTGCAGCAGTAAATCAAGATGAGGCTATGGGTGCACTCATTGATAAGGAAGCTGTGCTAAGACGAGTGATGCGACACCTACCCTTCGATGACCCTCAAGAGTTCTTGAAGAAAGAGGCAAAACCAGCCGATGACCCTCTAGCGCAAATTGGCGGTCAGAGTGGTGCAAATGCAATTAATCAGCAGTTGCAAACAGATGGCGGAAATTCACTTGTAAATATGTTAAAGGATAGTTATGGCAGACCAGCAACCACAATCGACCCCACAAGCCCCACAGTCGCCAGCGCAGGACTTGACCCGAGTCTCGGACAGAGCATCGACGTTCCTCAACAGTGAAGGTAAAGAAGTCTTCGTTGACGAAGATTTAGATGTGCCTGTAAGTGAACCAGAAGAAGACGACGAAGACGACACAGACTTGGTAGAACTACCCAACATCGAAGAGCCACTCGTTGAAGAGGCACCTCCAGAAGAAGAGGTACCTCCAGAAGAGGTAAAGCTTGATGAGAAGTTTGCAGCTTACTTTGAGAAAAGCACAGGTATGCCTATGGCTGAGTTCGGCGAAACAATGCACGAAATTAAAACAGTCGTTCGAGAGATTGGTGCAGATGGTTTAAAAGAGGGTATTGCTTTTATCCGTGCTGCGCGCCTTGCACAGCAGATTGAGGAGGTGCGCTCTGAAGCGGACAAACTGTGGAATGTAGACCGCGCAGAGACTAACAAACGCCTTGAAGTAATTAAACCCTACTTTGACCGTTTGTCCAAATCAGACCAAAAGCTTTACGACAATCCAAAGGGTGCAGATGTACTGTGGCGCTCTGTTCAGCGTCAGACTGGTGGTGCTAAGACAAAGACATCGAAGGGTACTACCTCACCCACAGGCAAGCGTTTCTTATACTCCCAAAGTGAAATAGACGCTATGCCTAAAGCAGAGTACGAAAAACATGCAGACAGAATCACTGCTGCTTACAACAAAAATCTAGTCGGAGAATAAAACAGAATGGCTCTGCCACAACCTTATAACGGCGCTGCAATGACAGTTGCGGCTAATCCCAACTTCATTCCAAAGATGTGGCAGTCTGAGTTCAAACGTGAACTAGACGCAAACATCATTTTGTCGCAGTGTGTAGAGAAAGTTCCTTTCATGGGTAAGAAGGGTGATACGCTGAAGTACCCGCTAATTCGCAGAATGGCTGTAAATGAAAAGCTGGCGGAAACTCCAGTTCAGTTGCAAGCATTTCAAGACGAGATTTGGGAATTAAAAGTAGACACCTACAAAGAAGTTTCATTTCTTGTCGAAGATATTCTTGACTTGCAATCGGCGTATTCGCTGCGTCAGCCGTACATCGAAGAAGCTGCCTACGCTTTATCTATCGACATCGATAATACTGTTCTTGCTTTGCGCGACAGTATTCCTCTCACACAGCAGATTGTTGTTTCTGACAATGGCTTGATTACTGGTAATCCTTTGGCGCTAAATGACGCGGCTATCCTCGCTGGTCTACAGTTGCTCAATGAAGCTAAAGCACCGAAGCGCGACCGTATGTGGATTGTTAGTGAAGGTCAGTACACCGACTTGCTTGGTATTGCCAAGTTTGTTTCAGCTGATTTCGTTAATGGTTCACCTGTGAGTAATGGTATTATTGGGAGCCTCTACGGTATTCCTGTGATGTCCACCACACAGATGATGGCTAACTCTTTGTTAGGGTACATCAATGGCTTTAATGGTGTTCCTCAACCTACTCCTGCTGTAGCTGGTTCACCTTACCGTTCTAAGCAAGACCCAAATGTAGGCTTCGTGCTTGCTGGTCTGCCTCGCGGTAGAACGAGCTTTGAAGTTGCGCAACCATTTGTATCTTGTATGTTGGTGCAGAAAGGTTGGGCAAAACTTGCTATGCAAAAAATGCCTAACAGTGAAATGTCTCGCGAGAACTTACTACAAGCAGATGCCATCGTAAACACCCACGTTTATGGTACTCGCGTCTACCGTCCTGACCACTGTGTAATCGTGCACACTGCAATCTAAACAATTAGGTAACTTCGGTTACCTAACAATATTTTGACTTCTAACCTTAAGGTGATTTATATGTTAAATTTTGGTGATGCAATAGAACTCTTGAAGAGTGGTGAGAAGGTGGCTCGTAAAGGATGGAATGGTAAAGGTATTTTTATCAAGCTACAAGTACCCGATGCTCACTCTAAGATGACACATCCTTACATCTACATCGACACTACAGGTTTGCAGACTGACAATCCTGACGCTCCTAAAAGCTTGGTTCCTTGGCTTGCCAGCCAGACTGATATGCTTTCTGAAGATTGGGTAGAGGTGTAGATGAAAAGAACAGCTGTTAAGTCATCGAACATAAAAGCTGTTGGTTACGACTCAACTTCTAGAACGCTGGAAGTTGAGTTTACCTCTAATTCATTGTACCAGTACATTGGAGTAGAACCAGAGGTTGCTTCTGAGTTTTTAGAAGCAAAGTCTGTAGGCAGCTATTTCGCAAGAAACATAAAGAACGACTATGAGTACAAGAAGTTGTGACCACTCAATTAGATTTTATTAACTCTTGCCTACTCTCCATCGGTGAGCGCGACTACATGAAAGCAATTATTGTTTCTGCTGCTCAACGTCGCGCTTACAGAATATTTAAAGATACTTACGAAAGCTTCATTCATGAATATGGGTGGAGCTTTCTTCGTAGGGTGGGTGTGCCGACATCTTGGGTAGGTAATGTCGCGACAGTCCCACAGTATGAAACTGTGCAGTCTGTGTTTTTGGGTTTAAAGAAGCTTACCGCAACTTACGAAGTGGAGATGCTTGGAGTAGACCAGACCAGAGAGGGTACAGTAAGCTATTACCACTTGGTTGATAACGTAACTATAAAGTTCTACGCACTACCAAAAGTAACAGACAGAGCATTAATTAGAATAGATTACGTTTCTGAATTACCTTTGCCAGTATTTACTCAAGCAGCGCTCATACCCTTCACTGACAATTACGTTGCAATTATGCAGCACCTTATGTCTGCAAAACTTGCTTTACAAATGCTAGACGACCAAGGTTCACACCAGTCGTTTATGCAGGAGTACATGATGAGGGTGAAGAGAGCAATGCAGAAAGACCAGCGCATAGATAGCGCACGACCTAATATGTTCCGAGGAGGTAGAAGATAATGAAGAGGGAATTTGGCGGTCTAAACACAGTAAGCGGTTCTCTCTCACTACCTGAGAAAGACTCACCCTCTCTACTGAATGTGGATTTTGACATTAGCGGTGCAGTAAAGAAGCGCAAAGGTACGCTGACAATTTACAAAGACAGTGCCACTCTAAATCCAGTGTTCGCAAGTCGCTTTGTGACCATACTTGGATTTGCATTTATCATTAGCAAATATGATAGCACCTTAAGGGTGCTTGATTTAGTTGATGACGTTTCAACTGTTGTGTGGGCAAAAACTAATGTCTTTCGTGACGTTACTCTTACACCCTTCAGTGTACCTTTAGATGACAATATTAATCTTTTGCTGTGTGAAAAACATGCGCCAATACAGGTACGCTTTCAGGAGTTTAGACAGAGTGTCGTCACTGCTGGCACAAGCATTGCTATCAATGTCGGTGTTGAGTGGGTTAACACTTTTGTTGACGCTGTTGTTTATGTTAACGGTCAGCGCCGAACTGCAACGAGGAGTTACTCTGCTGGTGTACTCACGCTTACCGCCATGACTCTTCTGGTTGGTGATAGTGTTTACGTTTGCACCTTCTCTTGGCAGTGGTGGGCAGAAGCTTTAATCTGGTTTGGTGATAGCTTCTACCAACGAGTGTCGCGCTTTGGCGCATCCGATGAAGATATCCACGTTAAAATCCCTAACAGTATTGTTACGGATGAAATACCAGATGCAACTCGTTATGGCGTGTTCGCCTACCAGACAGATGCTTTCAATAGAGTGTATGCGTACCAATCTAATAACCAACCACAGATTTCGTTAGACTATTCTTTCTCTGATGGTGCAAATTATACACCCTCCGCGGAGACGTTCACAAGTCCGTCGAAGTTCTTTATAACGTTTGGTGGTATCGCAAGCGAGAATGAGCGCACCTTCTCTGACAAAGATATTACTGCTAACCAGATTACAATACTTAAGCATAAGTATGAAAGCTTCGATATAATCTCTTTCAGGAATACCGATGGTGATGTACCAAACGGAACTGTAGAGGGTAGCTCTTATTTCGTCAGCAAGATTAATGATGATGTTATAGAGTTGTACTCTGATGTTGCACTCACAACTATTGTACCCATAACGGCGCGTAACACAAGGTCTTTCACAGACTTGGCAGTAGATTACACTGACAACTTTCTTGCGATAACTGCACATGGGTTCATTTCGGGTCAACCTATAAGATTTACTTCTAGTGGGACTCTTCCAGTTGGCATGAGTGAAAACACTACTTACTATGCGTCAGTTCTTAATGCAAATGCTTTCAGTATCTTCTTTGACCAGAAGCTGCGAAAGAGAGTTATCTTTGTGTATCGCACCGAACTGTTCTTTAACACCACAAACGTTGCTGGTAATGTGCTAAACATACCTCAGCACAATTTGTTTACAGGTGATGCTATTAGGGTGAAAACTACTAATGGCACACTACCTGCTACTTTAGTCGCAACGAGTGTTTATTATGTTCTCGCTCTTACTGCTGGTGCAATTAGGCTTTACTCAGATTCTGCACTTACTACAATCGTTCCAAATTACACTGGTCTTGCTGGTGATATATTTCTTTATCTGGATGGTGGTGTACACAACGTTGTCGCGGACGGTCTAGTAACAACTGTGTTGCGCGTTGCTTACGATACTGTTTCTTTTATACGTTTGCGACAGTTGCGCTTTAATGACGAAAGTGGTTTGACTGTTGCTAATCTTTCTGTGTTTGTAGATGGTGTTCTCGCTACGCGCAACAACACACTGTTAGAGTCAACAGTTTCACCTTCTTATTACACCCACGAAGCAGAGTCCCTCACTCCCTACATTGGTACTACCGCAATACAGAAGTTTATTTCTTTCTCGGCGGACACTCCTATTGGGGTAGATAAAGATTCACTCGTAGAATTAATAAACACGCAGACCTCTTGGTGTGGTAGCGCTGCGTTAAGTTCTAAATTTAACTTCGATAATGGTTCGTATGTACCAGCCTACGGTTTTGGCGACTACGCAGATTACCTCACTGGAGTATTCCCAACGTTTGGCGCACTTTACCAAAACAGGTTGTGCTTGTCGGGTTTAGATACGACTGTGTTAATTAGTGGTGTGTATGACAAACTCGTAGAGGACGCACCATACAGGTACTTCCAAATAACAGATGATTTAGAGAACCCTCTTTTAGACCCTTTCCGTATTCGCATACCTTTCTCACAGTCTGACTCTATTACTGCTTTGCGCCAGTGGCAGCAGTTCTTATTTATTTTTACTAACAGTGAGGTTTTTAAAACTGCATTAGGTGAAAATGGTTTATTCAATGCTACTACACAAAACATTTCTTTAGTAGCTAGTGTTGGATGTATAAGTAGGGATGGTGTGGTCACAACTGAAAGCACTATATACTTTGTGTCTTACTCTGGTGTATTTGATTTAGCAGTTGTGTTGCAAAATGAGTATCGCGCTAGTGAAGTAAGTCTACCCATAAGGGATGTCGTGAGTTTACTAACAAGTAACACTAAAATTGCTTATGACTCTGCTAACAACAAGCTGTATATCTACGATAAAAGACTGTTAGTTTTCTTTACTGATATTAAAGTCTGGAGTGAGTACCGTTCGGTGCTAGAGTGGGGTATAAGCTCTCTTATGTCTTGGCGTGACTCTATGATACTGTGCTGTAAGCTCTTGTGCGACTTTCAGATGGTAAAGACAGAGTATGAAAAGTACATTGACTTTGCTAAAGTTTTTACTGAAGGTGAACTTTACGTGCAACCTGCCGTCGCTAACGTACCTACCTTTGCAGGTGTCAGCGTGTACAAGTCGCCTTTTCCATTATCTCCTATAGTAACTGAACAAGACATCTTTGTACTCCAGAATAATGAAAGACTTATTTTTGGTCAAGATTGGTTCAAGATTGAGGGTGATAATATAAAGCTCACGAGTCCTGTTGCAGGTGAATTACAGATTTTCTACAGGCTTGCTGGTTCTTTTAATGGTGCAGTTGTTTTTAAAGACAATGTTGAGCAGTTGTTAGATGGTGCTTCTTTAGGTTTAGTCTCACCAACAAATTCCTGCACTCGTTTTGATTATAACGGTGATGTCGGTACTGGCACAACAGACCCCGCGACAGGTGAGATTCCACAAGATGAAGGTTTACCTATTGTATATCTACCTACTAATGACAGTATCATTTTAGCTGCTTTTGCTTATGGTACTGTGTTCTACACTGATGCCACTACCTTTGTTCTAGCACAGAGCGACTACCCTTCATACTCCAACTTGGTAAACTTTGGTACAATTCCAGTTGGTAATACTGATGACTTTGTAAGAACAGATGGTACTACAACTGTACGGACATCGGGTAGTAATACCAACAGCATACTGAGATTAGGTGAAATTGCGTTAGATATAACTTCTTTTGGCAAAGATATAATTAATGATGCTAACTCTAGAGTATTTTTGGAGCTTTGGAGTAATGTAGGAAATCTACCACTCAGTAGACTGCTTGTGTTTATAGGTCAAAACAGAGATTTGTTGTTTGGTAATGACGCAACTCTACCAGCAAGGAGTTATGTATTGTTTGGTGGTAACCCTGCGGATAGGTCGTCTGTTGGTGTTTTACAACCTAATGGACTCTTTAGGTATATTGCTCCTATCGGTTTTAATGTTGTACCAAACTTTATCACCAGTGCAATACTCTCAAAGACACCTGTAGCAACAAAACCAAACATCGTATATACAGGAGGAGTGAGACAACCATGACTATAACTGTCGCGGTAGGAGAGAAGTTTATAGTAGGTTACGCCTACCCTACTTGGTACATTACACCACTCGATATCGAAGATGCAGCGCAAAAAGGTGTTATGCACCTCCAGCGCATGAAAGGAATCAAACACGTCTACGTTGTAATTGACCGCGATGATAAGTCGCGCTACATTGCATCTGACGTAAACCTACTCACTCAACCGTACTCGGCGCTAGTTGGTCAGTACAAGAATCAACTAGACGCTAACGTAACTCTTATACTCCAACACAAAGAAAACTCAGTAACTGCCGAAGAGTTGTTCTCATACGTCGAAGATGAGAATGACGACTATTGGGTGTTCAAGGAGCAACTCCAAGGATTGGGGTATAGTCACCAAGTCTGCGTATGGAACAACACAAGTGGCTACTTCAAACTTACCGCCATTGATGTAGAGACTAAATTAAAAGGTAAGCGTTATTTATCAGGTACAACATAATGGGATTTATCGCTCCAGTCATAGGTATTGTGTCCGCTGTTAGTGGTATGATGTCTGCTTCAAGCGCAGCGTCGGCGCAAAACGCAGCTAACGCAATGCAGATAGAAGCTAACAACCGCGAAGAGCAAATACGTCTACTCGACGTTCAAGCGCAGCGTCAGTCTAACCAGATTGACTTTGAGCTTGGCTCGCAACAACGGTTGGCGCAACTAGCAGCTTCACTCTCTTCTGCACAGATAGCACGACTAGACGCTCAAACACAGCGCACCCTCCAGAACACTCAGATAACTAGCGCACAATCCGCTATTGATGTGGGTGCAAAGAAGGGTGAAGTCGACAGGTCTAACACCCTCCAGAATAGTCTGTCACAAGCGGCGCAAGCTAGAGGTATAGATATCCAAGGGGTGCCATTTGATAAACTCGCTAGCAATGTGGTGACACAACGCGCAGCTATCATGGCGGCGCTAAACCCTATGATGGCGGACATGTACCGTACTGGCGAAGAAGATAAAGTGTTGTCACAATTCGACCAGCTTCGTGGTGCAGATGGTGACCAGATGCAGCAGTTAGATTACGCGCAACAGTATGGCGATTTGCTACAAGGGTTTGGCGAACTTACCCAACAATCTGGCGACACTAATGCGTCAATTCAAACAGCAGCCGCGCAAAATGCCTTGAGTGCTTCTGACGCAATGCAGCGTAATGCTTTCCAAGCAAATGATTCACTTTTTGGCACTACTCAAGAAATGCAAGCGCTTAACAGTCAGATAGAACAACTGTCTGCTTACCGTAAAGTTGTTGGTAATGAGAATCTTGCTGGCGCTCAAGAGTCTAATATTAGGAGTGCAACAAGCGCAAAGAATGTTGACGTATCGCGCAATAACAGGAGCTTCTCCATGTTTGACCACCTTGCGCCTATAGCAAGCGCTGGTATATCACTGTTTAACAGCTTTGGTAGTCAACAGCAACAACGAGCGCCTGTTTCACCTATTTCACAACCTACTGGTTTAAGAGTGTCCGATTCGCGCTATGACCCTAATTATAATTTTAGAGGAGGTTTCTCTGCATGAAGTACATTGGAAGTGATTTTAAAATTGAACCAGTCAACACGCAGATGCAAGATGGCAAAATGCTCGACGTGCCTGACATTGCTAGTGCATCGTTTAATAGTATTCGCCAGTCTGTCGCAGATGTGCAGCGGATTAACAGTACCGCGTCTAATGCAGACGCAGAAGCGACTGGTCGTAAAGTTGTGGTGCAACCTCAATCTGGAGGTAATATCTTTGGAGGTATAGCTGAGATTGCTAAAGTTGGTTTGGGGTATATAGATGCACAGAAGAAAGCAGAAGCGGCGGCGGCTGAGAAAGAATTTATTTTAGAAGCTAATAAGCTTGCCGCTAATGCACCTGACTTAATTAACAAGACTGACCAAGGAGGTATTGGTTACCAGAAACAAGTCGAAGCTTTAGCTGCTCGATACGCTGGTAGTGTAGACGCTGCGCAGTTACAGACACAACTTCTGCGACTGTACAACCCTGTTCAGCAGAACCAAGAAGCAAGCGTTACTGCACTCCGCAAAGAGGGTGACAAAGTTCGTGAGTCTTCTACAGAGGTGTTTGTAAAGACACAGACATTAAATCTTGATACCCAACTTGCAGACCTTGAAATGGTGTCTAATCCAGAAGAGCGTCAAACGAAGTTAAACAACATTACTAAAATATTCACTGACTCTTTAGTGAATAGTAAGTTAAGACCAGAAGAACGGCTATACGCTACTAATCTGTTTCTCACCACACTCGGCAAGTCTTCCGCGAAAGGTAGTGAAGTTGGTGCAAAAGTTCAAGACAGTTTGCGTCAAGTGGTCATGATTAACCAGCAAATTGACGAAGCAAATAGACTACCTCCAGAACAACGTGCTGCTGTTCTGTCTGCTATCCAAGCAACTGTACCTCCACAGTTTGCAAGTGCTTACAAAGATTTGCTTAATCCTTACGCTGCTGATGACCGTGCCTTTGAAATGCTCAAACGTACTGGTGAACTTGATGCAGCGCAACGACGCAACGAATTAAGTTCTGATAAGTCATTCACCATCACTGACGGTTTAACTAACTCTCTAACTGCTTCATACCTCAATGCTGATGGGGTGCAAAGAGCGATGATGAAAGAACGTGCTAAAGGTGTGCCAGCATTGGAGTCAGCAATAAACGCTGGCGACCAGTACCTGTCTGACAGAGATAAAAAAGTTACACTCTCAGAGAAGATTAACGCATACGCTGTCACAATTGCTAACCTTGGAAAAGGTGATGCAAAAGACCGCTTAGGGTGGATTCAGCAAGCGTTCAAACTTCCTAACATTTCTTTAAATACTAACATTGTAGCGGAGCTTGCACAGCTTTCTCAGCAGTGGGCAAAAGCTCAAGCACAAGGTACTCCAATAGAGGTACAGAAAGCGCAGCAAGATGTAGAAGCATTTAGTAAGGTGGTTTTAAATGCTTCTAATGACAGTCTCAAAGCTCTACAGACCGAACTCGGTAACCTATCTTCTCCTTGGACAAAAGTAGAGAAGTTGATGAATGACCCGCAACAACGTCAAAACATTGAACGTGACGCTTCTACAGTGTTTACTAATTTAGAAGCTTCTCGACAGTTGTCACGCCAGTCAATGCAACAAGGAACTAACCCAAATTTTAACATGCCCCAACTTGCCGAGCTACAGGTTGGGGATGTCAAACTACCACTACCATTTGCTGTTGGTACACCAGTTACGTTTACATCAGATAGGTCACCCGACCGTAACGGTAGACCTCATGCAGGTATAGATATTGCAGTTGCATCAAATACGCGCCTTATTGCACCTCTAGGAGGTAAAGTCACTACAGCACGATGGGATGATGGTTATGGGTATTATGTTGACTTGCGCACTCCTGATGGTAAGTATCTCCGTTTTGCTCATCTTAACAGTATGAGTGTAAAAGAAGGTCAAGAGGTGATGGCTGGAAGTCTACTCGGTCTTACTGGCAATACTGGTGGTAGTACTGGACCGCACCTTCACTTTGAAGTTCGTAACGATATGTATGGCGGTTATGATAAAACAGAAGACCCTATTGCTTGGAGTGTAAAAAACTTATCTAACGCAAATCGTGGTATTAATGCTAAGCGCGGCAATGGGGTGCCAAATAACATGCCGCCAAATGCTTACCCTCTTAATGGCGCGTACCTCTCAGACGGTAAGATAGTTCGCAATGACGGTACATCGAGCACGCCCAATTACTCTGCGCGTAACCCTATTACCAACCAGCGCTTAACAACAGATAAGAGTGCTTATACCTCCAGTCCTGACAAGAACTACGGTTACGCGGTATTGGCGAAAGACGCACCATTCCGTAGAGAGTTGCACAATACAGCGAAACGTCTTGGAGTACCTACACAATGGTTAGCAGACGCAATGGCATTTGAGACTGGTGGTACATTCTCATCAAGTATAACTAATTATTTAGGCTACACTGGTCTTATACAGTTTGGTGATGAAGCCGCCATCGACGTTGGTACTACTAAAGCTGCACTAGCTCGTATGAGTAATGTAGAGCAGTTGAAGTATGTAGAGCGCTTTCTAAAGCAACGAAGTGAGGCTGGTGGTTTAAAGTTCAATAAACCAGAAACCATTATTCTTGCTATATGGGGTAGGAATCAAGACATCACTAATTATGTGCGCGACCCTCAAAGTATTGCAAACGTAACTGATGGTGATATCACGTTCTCTTCTTATGTTGCTAGAGTGGGTGAACATGCTGGTCGTTCTTACGAAACATCTTACACCCCAAAGGTTGCGCCAGTACACCAACGTTACCGTTCTTCTTGCACAGCCTGTCAAGGTCTTACTAGAGCAGGTATGGGATTTATACCACATCAAGCACCGTAATAAACAATGCCAAACATAATCACAGAAATTGAACAGTCTCTCAATGATGTTCCACCTTTAAAGATTGACATTGCGCCAGTCACTATTCCTTCTGCACCTCCAGTAGATGTGACGAAGATTGCGCCTCCTATCGCACCTCCAGAACTAACTCCTGTTCTACCGTCTCCCTCACAGTCACAGCCTCTTGAAGCTGTACCATCCACAGGTTCACCAGTATCGCAAGTACCTGTCATTGATGCTCTGTCTTATGGTGACACTATCTCCAAGATGTCGGCTGAATCTGCTGCTGAGACTGCGAGGGTGCTGGCGGATACTACCCCAAAGCCTAACAATGTCGCTGGAGTGCTCAACCCACTACAAGCACCAGTACAGATAAACCCTCAACTATCATCACAGAACAATCCATTTGCAGCAAGTAAGGCGAACTCACCGCAAAATGCATCTGAGCGTATGGCGTTTGAACCGCCAATACTTGCTAATGGAATGGCAAACCCATTCTCTGACCCTAACGCTAGGGCAGCTATTGCTGCTGGTATCTCCAAAGAGGAGTATATTGCGTACATTCGCGATGCTTCTGCTGCGGGTGATGACCAAGGATTTGGGAGTATAGTTGATAGAAAGAGTAACATACCTGCACTACAGGGTGTTCGTGATTCTTTCACAACATGGAACGGCTGGACGGCGGCGCAGATTCGTGCTGAAATGTCTAAGAAGACTGGCTACCTCTCTGGACGGCGCAACTTCAACATGTCTTTTCTACCTCTCTCTGGTGGTGAAAATAGGAGTGAGTTGGAGACATTATTTGCTGCTCTGTCATACCCTGCCAACTTGTTCAAAGGTATTGGCTTAGATGTACTACGACCAGCGGCTGCTGTTGTTTCTGGTGGTTTAAATGTAGAAGAGGTGAAGAAAGCGTATGACGCTATGCGACCTACTAATGGTGGCACTTTTACAGGTGCTGCTATTCTCGGTGAGCAATTTAGTTCTCTCGCACAGATAGATGAGAAAGGTAAGCCTTTTAACCCTCTTGCTGCTGTTGGTGACGACAGGAACATCTTCCAAGTTGGTCTTGGTTTTGGGTTAGATATACTTGCTGACCCTCTCAATAGTGACGCTCTTGTTGGTAGACTACTCCGACCATTGGGTAGAGCTAACAAAGTAGCAGACGTAATTGCTGAACTACCTAAAGTAGACGTGCCAGTAAGAACACCAGATGTACCGCGCCTACCTGAGCCAGAACGTTTTAGGGTGCAACGTGAATTAGCCACAGCTATTCCAGAGAATACTAAACCTCTCTCTAGATTAAACCCACCATCTGAGGTAGTAATAGAGCGTGAGATTGCACGCAGTCAGGAGCTTGCTACAGTAAAACCAGTAGAGCGCGTGTTCATTGAACCAAAGCAGCCTTTCACTCCAATCCCTGATAGTCGCGCAATTGTACCTACCGTTCCAGAAGTAAACCTCTACAACAATGTAACTTCCGCATTTAACGACTTACCTTCTCTTCCAGAGGTACAACAGTTAATGCGCGAAGTTATCGAGTATCGCGCCATACCTGATGAACGCGCTCTTTCTGTGGTAGTGCGAAATAACCCAATAATACAAGATGTGCTGGAGTTTGCGCGTACTGGCGACATCACTCCAAATATTGCTGTACTCCAAGGCGCAACAAAGTCAGAGATTGAAGCTATTGTCGCTGACAGACTTGAACTCATAAAAGAGACTCCTTTCGTTGTACCTAAATTGCAGATAGAACTTCCAAGAGAGGTGCCAAGATTAGAGTATAACATTGTTGAGCAGGTACAACGCCAACCAGCGCGTAATAACGTCAACAGTTTCATACCTGACCCTACACCCACTAACAGCGTTGCGCTTGAGTCTATCTCTACTCCCAGACCTACCCAGTTTGTGGGTGCAGATATTGAGAAGCTGGCTAACGAAATGGTAGCCGCTAACGATGTTGCGCGTCCTATCTTATTAGAGCGTGTAAGTCCTGTAGAGTTCAAAGTTCTTAGAGGTGAAAAAGAGTATTCCGCCTCTATTCGCGCTGCTGAGATTAACCCTAACTTTGAGCCACGCGCTACCATCATAAAGAAGGGTACTCCCGCGTATGATAACTTCTTGCGCCAAGAAGAAGTGTATAAGGAGATAGCGCAACTGAGCGACACCGTCGAGTTAAAGGGTACAGCTACCGCAGAACCTGAATTTAAACCAAATGCACGACAATCTGCACAAGACGCTGTTGGTACAAAGACTCTTGATTTAGAGAGTATAAAATCTTACCGTTCTGGTAACTACAATCCTGAAGCGGTAGAGAAGCTTGCACAACGTCTATTGGAGACAGGTGATAATGTTCGTCCTATTGTGGTACGTCGTACTAGCCCTACTGATTTTGAAGTCATACGCGGTCATCTAGAGTATCTCGCTGCTAAACGTGCGTCTGAGATAAACCCTCAATTTACTGGTGTACGTGCATTTATTACTGATGCTTCTAAAGAGCGCGCATTACTCGCACAGTTAGACTTGCTAGACGAGTCTATACCCACTCCAACAGCTAACCCTATTGTGTTGGGTGAGTCTCTCATCACCAACATTGCAGACTTGAAAGATGAGGTGCGAATTGACAGTTTTATCTCTACGAAAGAAATCCGTGAGTGGATGCCAGCTTACATCACACCGCTGACAAAGAGTGGTGAAGATGTCTTTGAGTTGACCATTATAGAGATACGCGACATCATCGAAGACCTCGAATTAGACGCGCTCACTGCTCCTGCTGTCATGAACGTTATTGGTGGTGGTGTAAGAAAAGGTAAGATAACGAACAAGTCTATAGAAGCTGTCTCTAACATCTTAAATGATATGGCAGTCACTAAAGAATCTAAGAATGTTCTGCACAATATTTTTAACACTCTTTGGCGCAAGTCTACTCTTGAACAGCGTAAGATTGTTGTCGAGAACATCACTGCTACGCGACTTGGTGAGTTAGGTCTGGAGAAGGTGCAGACTAAGCTACCACCACCTCCTGACCTACCCGCATTGTCTTACGTCAAAGCTTCCACAGTTACACCCGAAGTTGTCGATGCATACCAAGTAGTTAACAACTCTTCACAGTCTATAGAAAATCTGCGAGTCGCTGCGTTGCGTGAACAAGGCTTTAGCGGTCGTGAGGCTTCTTCTATGAAGGTGCACCCTCTATCAGAAGAAATTATCACCACTGGCAGAGTGAGCGACACCTCTCTTGACCAACTACTGAAAAACAGAGAGTTATCTGTCACTACTCCAGTAGAGCGCAATTGGAGTAGTAAAATGCTGAAAGACATATGGGAGGTAGCTACTCCAGCGCAAAAGGCTAACATCATCGATACCATGAAAGCTAACGACTTGGAGTACCTCGGACTTGAACGGATTTCGCGTTCTAATGTTATTGATGACCATTTACCTAAAGAAGGACTGTTTGATACACCATGCTAAATCCCTGCCCTCTACCTTCTGGACGCGCTAAAGCGGCGTTTAGTCAAGATGAAAGCAACACCATCAAAGCGCGTACTGCTGCTGTTATGAAAGAGCGCAAGATGGCTATTGATTATGTCAAAATGCTCGACACTCCTGAGACTGTCAAAATGCTGACTGACGCTGAAAATGCAGTAGTCACCGCTCAAAACGCTACCAACAAACTTCGCACACGTATTGAGAACCTTGTACTCAACGACAAGTCTGTTACTGCCAATCTTGTATCACGGCGCAAAGTTGTCACCGCAGAAGAGGTAGCCGTCAAAGCCAGTAAGAAAGTTGAACAAAACATCCAGACTTCTATTGACAAGCTCGACACTGCTTTTAACAAAGCTAACTCTGACGTTGACCCTAGCCTCATCAAGTCTTACGAGAACCTCTTCTACCTTGCAAAGAAAACTACTGACCCTGATGCACTCAAGAAGATTGATTCTGCTCTTGTGCAGATGGAGAAAGCTCTTGAGAAAGAAGCAAAGGGAGTAGCAGGTGAATTGAAGAAACTTTACAAGACGCGCGATGGTCTTGTGAGTCAGCAAAACAAGCAAGTTCTAACAACTACAAAGGCGCAACAGAGGGTAGTAAAAGCGGAGAAACAGTGGGGTGAAGCTGCTGCGAAGGTAGACAAGCAACTATCATCAGACTACACTAAAGCACAGGCAGAGCTTGATGGTGCACAATTCAAGCTCGACATGACTCGCGATGTACAAAATCGCTACGAAGCGCAACGCCGTTCTAACGTCGACGATTTAGCGCAAACGCGACTTAACCGCGATGCTTACCACGCAAACCTCACTGAAGCAATTGACCTTGACCCAAGACAGGGTAGAGGTGTCATGGATTGGGCTGTGTCGAAGTTTGGTATTACAATGGAGCTAATTAAAAGCATGAGTCCTGCTATCAAGGTGCGCCTTGGCTTGCAGCGTGCTGGTACTATTGCTGAGAACGCTGTTAACAAAATCTCTGATGTAGTAGAGATTAAGAAGCTCATTGACTTCCGCACTGAGTTCACTAAAGCAGCAGACGCACTTGGTATTGCACCCAACCAGCGCCGTGTGTTGATGGTAGACACAATTGAGAAAGGTCAGATACCTAACTTCTTGGAGTACTTTGACCCTGACAACTTTGCAGTTCGCCACGTTCAAGAGGCGCGTTATCAGCAGTACCAAACACAAATGATTCGCGCTGGTTTCACACAACCACAGATTGACCAACTAATAAACCAAGCTGTAGATGTGTCGCGCATCTCTGATGATATTCGCAAGATGTCTGTAGCCTTTGGGGTGGACATCGACAAGATGGAGCCATTCTTGGGGTACATTACACGCATCTTTAACATGGATGGTAAGATATGGCGTAGGCGCATTATTGAAGCAGAAGCTAAACAAGGTAGTGTTCTACCTGTTGGTAAAGATGCGAAGTTTAAGTTTGACATTGCACGTAAGTACGATTACCTCGTACCAACTGACCTTGACCTCGCATCTGAGATAATGCAAGTTGCACCTCCAGATTTGATGGCACTCATCGACAATCCATTACAGATGCAGTTGTTTGTAGAAGCTAACCTATCTGTTGCCCAAATAGATACACTTCTTAATCTTGGCTTTTTCCAGAAGTTACCCATGAGCACCTCAGAGGTGTTCGACTATCTAAAAACTCAGTATCAGCTACCCTTCAACAGCGCGGCTGATATGTTTGAGCTTGACCCTGTGGTGCTTATGCAGAGCTACTCCAGAGCTATCGGCGACCAAGCTAATATCTCAATGATGTTAACTGGCATACTTGCAGAAGATGGCGTGCGCCTCGGTTGGAGTATACCGAAGGGTGTGTACGAAAATGACGCACTACTCCCAGTCGGGCAGCGTAAGTATGCCAATTACGTTAAGATGGAAGACAAGATGCTTGAGTGGACTTCGCGCTTAGGTATAACTGCTGAAACGCAATCTGCTTTGGGTGATATACTCATGAACCCTGTAGTGGCTGACCAAGTTGTTGCCATTCTCGACATCACTAAATCTCCAGCGTTGCTTGGACAGCTTGGAGGTGCTATTGGTGCAATCAATACTTTCTACTCAAAGCTGAAAGGCGGTAATCTTGTTGCTAACGCACCTGTGTACCTCGCTAACCAAGTGCGCGGAAACTACCACCAGATGCACGCTGCTGGTGCGAACGTTCTTTTGTACATGCCTACATTCAACGATGTCCGTAGGGTAGTTAGTGGTGAAGGACTTGACCACTTAGATAATACCATCAAAAAGTACGAGATAGATGGTAAGCAACTGACTGAGCGCGAACTCTTTCTTGACCATGTTTATCAAGAGCATGGCACATCTAGTACTGCAATCTTTGGTGAGCGCGGTAAACCCTCATCATTTAACCCTAAAGATGCTGCGCGTGAAATGCTCGGCAACAGTAGTTCGTCAATGTACCAACTGATGATGTATATGTTTGGTAGTGGTGAACTGACTGGAGGTAAGGCGCTGAACTCAATGGAGCGCGTCTTGGGAGGTGTAGACTATTTTATGCAAAAGTCTGGTGCTGTTATTGATGGTCTGTCTGCACCTGTATTCTACACTGCTAATATGATTGACTTCGCAGCGAAGTACACTACCCTACGGTCTGTAGTTAAGCGCATTGATGGTGCAGATACTTTTGACAAAGGCATGACTTACATGTTTTCACAAAGCATGAAACAGTTTGACACAACTGAAACGCTTAACAAGCACATTCGCAACTACTTTCCAGACATGCGCGACGTTGGTAGTGCGACATACGCTGTCGATAAGTACGCCATCATGTACTTCTCTTGGCAAGCGTCAATGATGCCGCGTGTATTGCGCGATGTTGTGCGTCGTCCATGGAGGTATGCTGCTTATGAGAAGTTGCGCCAGTTTACCGCCGAACCGTTGCGTGAAGACGACTCCATAACTGAAGCAGGTATATCGCCCGACATCTTGAAGGGTATGCCTTATTACATTGGTAGGGGTAGAGACGACAACAAACTTGTCTTCTGGAACGATGCCTCTTACAATCCTACTACCTCCACATTTGAATTTCTGCGCGAAACTCTCAACATGAATGAGACAGTCGCTGACCGTCGCGCTAAACTGCAAGGTGATGCGCGTAATGCCACTCTCGTTCGTGCGCTACAATCCACCTATGCACCTGCAAAGATACTTTATGAGCTCGCATCAAACACAAACCTCCGCACAGGTAAAGCGTTGCGAAGTGGTGAAAATGCCATCCCACTGCTCGGATTCAAAGTACCGCCAGAGTTGTACAGTCTTATTAACAACGCTGTACCATACGCTGGAGCGCTCGACAGACTAGACTTGGAGTGGTTGAGTGGTAGTCCCGAAATCCGCGACAACAATGGCGAGATTATCCAACAAGGCAAGCGCGGTCTTGGAGGTGCAGTACCTGACGCAACTGGTCGTATGCTGCGGAGCAAAGAGGTAGAGTCAGATTGGGCATACCGTATAATGGGTACGATTGGTGGTAATTTGCGCGTTATCGATATGGTGAAGCAAAACAAGATTACCTACAACGATGTCTCGCGCTCTCTTGATGTGGTGACTAAGCAGCTTGACCGTGAAAAGGAGAGTTTACTGTCTGACACCCGCGCTGGAAGTATCAAAAATACTAAGTCGTATACCGAGAGGGTGCAGAATATGGAGAAACTGCTTATCACACGCACTCAGTTGCAGATTGACGAAGACCGTATCTACCTCTACTTGCGCGAACGTGGCACTCTTACTGACAAAGAAATTAAGCAGAAAGAGATGTACCTCAACCAGATACAGCAGATGGGTGTATCACCTATTGATGCCGCCATCCAAAACCAAGCGCAACAGCTTATGAAGTTCAGACAAGAATGGAGTATACCCCAATATGGCAAAGGCAAAACGAGTCCATAACAAGTCCACAGGTCGAGATTACACTTATGACAAGAAGTACCAGAAGACCACCAAGCGCAAAAAGTACCGTGCCGAGCTTAATGCCTATAATCGGAAGAAGGGTACTTATGGCAACGGTGATGGTCTGGATGCCTCGCATAAAGGCGGTCTTATATCAGGGTTTGAGTCAGCGTCAAAAAATAGAGCTAGAAAAACTAAAAAGTAATGAAAAACACTGTCGCGCAAGTTACGCAATCGCAAACACCAGTACAACCACCAGTCCAACCATCACAAGGGTTCTCTCCAGTTGAGGTGATGCTAGCCGCTTGTCTGAGTATACTCACATTCTTGGGTGCACCTCAGCTTTTAAAGTTAGCTGCCACAGAGAAAGTCAAATCTCTCGAGACTGAGCGCCGACGTGAAGACAAAGTCTATGACTCAATGTTTGCCTCTCTAGAGAACATGCTGAAAGGCATGAACGACAGTAACAAACAAATGGCTGCTGGACAGTCGAGCGCAACATCTGAAAGCTTTCAATTGATGGCTACCCTCATACAAGAGATTTCTCTTATTCGGGAGGTAGTAAACAACAACACAGAGGTTATTCGTAAGTCTATCGACATTAGCGAAGCGCTGACTCAGGAGATACACGAAATGCGCATATCCAACATTGAGCTAAAAGAAGAAGTCATTAATTATAGAAAGGAGGTTGCAGAAGTTACAAAAAAATACTGAAAGTTTACTGATAACGAAAGTTACACGAAAGGCTCGATCGAGTTTGATGGAAAGAAGTTATCGATCATAAACCTACGCAGCGACGGCAAGGATCGTTTTCTAGGTGTTATACTGTGATGATCGATAGAATGTACCTCAACAGGTTAGAAAGCCGTACAGAATCAAACAAAGCGTTCGTATAACTTTCATACATGTAGTTATCACCTATTATTCGTTTAAATATCACACTATCATAAC